GGTTCGGAGACTATTATGGACATCTCAAAAGTTAAATCTTCACTTTCTGTAACGACCGGTAACTTAACCGCGTCCTATCAGGAATGCCTTTCGAATCTCGAAGCTGGTTGTATCCCCCCTAACTTGGGGCGGAATACCACTTACGAGACAGATCTTTACCTTCTACCGGATTTCGATTCGGTAAATGTTGAGTCTGAGGCTGTGAAGTCATTTGCGAGTGTCTGCGAGCATATTGCGTATAATAACGCGCTGCGCTTGCTGATAATAGAGTTAAATGTTCTAAGTGCCGAAGTACGGCAGTGAACACTAAACTTTTTCTCCTACTACTAACGGGATTGGTATTTGTGACAGCAGATGCAGCTTCTATACGAGGCTTCTCCGAATGCTTATTCAAGCATATTCTGTCTCCGGTCCTTTTCAGGGCGCCGGATGATGCGGTATCTTCTACCGTTAAATGCCCAGATGTAAATCTAAGGAGCACAAACGATGACGACCGGAGTTGAAGGTCCTTTATCTGTAACCACTGGCGATAGATTTTATCGCGCGTGGTCTGGTGCTGACGGGAGGTCTACGTGGAACCCTTATGACGTAAAAATCATAGAGGAAAACGTCCCTCTCGATCAGTACGGAAGTCCTTTTTCCATCGGGTTCGAACCCGACAGTACAGATAATAACACTTTTCTCCGTGCGTTGAGCAGGCTTGGTTCCAGTGTCAAGCATCACGAGTTTAATCTCGCTGTTGCCGCTGCTGAAACTCCTTTGGCTGTTAAGATGATTCTTGACAACCTGAGGACCCTGCGCGCTGCGGTGCGTGACGTTAAACGCGGTAATTTAAGCAAAGCGGTGTCTGATATGTATTATCAATATCAGGAGAACACCAAGGAGTTGTCCAAGAGACGCAAGTCAACTGGTCTCCCGCTTCCACGAACGCCACCTCCACGTCTGAAACCTTTAGGGAAATCGCTACCTAAGCAATATTCCGATCGGGTTTTAGAGATTCAGTACGGATGGAAGCCACTGTTGAATGATTGTTATCAGTTAATGACGGCGCTAAACCATTACTATGGCAAGCCTCGTTTGCAACGCTATACGTCTTCAGCAACACATCGGCGGTTGTATACGGATGGAAATTTCCGTTACTTTCTCAGTACTCATTTTCATAACAGTGTTAAGATTATCTTTGAACAAAAAGAAATCATGGATCCGACACGGGAACTAGGTCTAACTGACCCTTTATCCGTGGCGTGGGAGCTTACTCCCTTCTCCTTTGTTGCAGATTGGTTTATCCCGATTGGGACTTACCTTGAAGCTATTAACACAATACCACACTTAGAAGGCCGGTTCTTAGTAATGAATCGTGCCCGATCAGTGACGACTTATAATCGTTTTGATGGTGGGTTTAGAAAATCTGAGGGCTACTCCACGGTAATCCGGTTTACCCGGCAAGTACCTAGTAGCTTACCTGTGCCGCTTCCAACGTTTAAGAGTTTGGACTCGAGTTTTTCTCCTGTTCATATTTTTAACGCAATCCACCTGCTGTTAAGCAGTATCACTCACTAACCAACAATATTTTCTTCCTAGGAGCCGACAATGGCACAGATGACAAACTTCCTTGTCAAAGATGACGCAGCCACCCCTAAAGAGTGGACTTTTGTACCTTTAACCGATACGCCGAATCCAATTTGGCGTTCTATTGACTCTTCAATTCCAATTGAAGGTCAGGTTCGTCTGCAATTTCAAGAGACGAAACTTAAAAACGGTCAGTACAAAATTACTGCGAAGCTGGAGGTCCCCGTTATGGAGACTTTAGGCGCATCTGGCACTAGCGCAGGGTATGTAGCACCACCGAAAGTCGCGTATACGACGACCGTAATACTTACAATGTTTGCGGATCGCCGAAGCACTTCTCAGGATCGGGCGAATACCTTACGTCTAATTATCGGCATTGCTCAGGGTGCGTCAAGCACTACTGGCACCGGTACGTTGGCTAACACAGCTGCTGGTCAGGCGTTCTTATCGAACGCGAATCCTGGTCCTCAGCTTTTTACTAACCTAGTGCTTCCGAATTAAATTCGGATGTTTTCACCTCCTTCCGAGCATAATTAGCTCGGTTAACATTACTATAAGTAGGTAATTATGAAAAGGAATAAGAAACACAGATGTGGACGACCTGTTGGTTTTCGGTCGTTTCTACCTAAGGATGTCTCTAATAATTTGACATTCGACCTTGCCCGTACCTGTCTCCACCGCGTGCCTCATGAACTTGAGGTGTACCGTACTTTGCTTGGCCTTCTTGACCAAGCGGAGAATAATAGTACCCTTGAGCGCTCTGAGGCATTGTTGGCCCTCTGCAATTTTGAGATTCGGCCTTACCTTTCATTAGGTTTGGATCCCGAAGTTCTTGTGCAGATCCGGCAGATTCTAGCGTTCTTCCAGAAGAGGAAGGATTTAGATATCAGCGTTGACCCAGAGCAAGTTGCTCTAGGTGCCTTTATGGAGTCGGAGGACCAGTGTCTTTTAACTAATATTCGTTTACGTAGTAGCCTCCCAAAATGGGACGTTGGCTCGGTTATTCACCTTGCTCAACGGAAAATAGCTTCTATATTAGGCGATATACCTCGTTTTGAGACTCTGGACTTTCAGTTTGGTCCTGGCGCAAACACCAGCGTAAAATCAGCTGAAGCTAACATTCGTGTAAAGCTGTCGGCTGAGTGGTCGTGTAGTAACTCTATGGTAAATAACCCAGTATTGTTGGAAGACTTGATAAATCAGTTTCCCGACTGGGCTGCCTTTCATGCAGAACAGCATGGAGGGATAACGGTCTCACCTGGGCGCCTTGAGTTTGTCCCTAAGAATGCTAAGACACATAGAGCCATCATCGTGGAGCCTTCCTTAAACACCCTATATCAAGGTGCGTACGGTCGAGCAATACGTGATCGGCTATTAAAGTCTGGCTTAGATCTTCGGACTCAGGAGAACAATCAGTACTCTGCTTTTAAAGGGAGTACGGACCCTTCCTGGGCCACCGTTGACTTGTCCGCAGCGTCTGATACCATAGCATATGCGACGGTATTGGATTTGCTACCTTTTCCATGGGTCGATGTCCTTTCTTTAGGCCGCTCAGAGCGAGTGGCTTACAGGGGGACGGTTTACGACCTTCAGAAGTTTTCTTCCATGGGGAATGGTTACACTTTCGAACTTGAGACTCTTATTTTCTGGGGTCTTTCGTTGGCTGTGTGCGAACATTTAAACATCAGTAGTCGCGGTGTCCTCGCTTATGGTGATGATATCGTTATACCTTCTGCATGTATTCCTCTATTAAAAGAGGTGTTTAACTGGTACGGTTTTAAGCTTAATGCTGATAAATCATACTATGATGAGACTCCTTTTAGGGAAAGTTGTGGAACAGACTATTATATGGGCATTGATATTCGCCCCTTCTATCAAAAAGATAGATGGAGCATACGTACTCTCTTTCTGGCGCATAACTTCTTCGTTCGCAACCTAGATTTCGGGTTGTCGCGTTGGATCTTGCGCCAGATACCTGTCCACTTACAAATCTACGGGCCGGATGGTTACGGAGATGGTCACCTACTTGGTGATTACTCTTTGCAGCGATCTCGTAAACTAGTTCGTGGGGGATGGGAAGGGGGTACATTTGATACCTATCGTCTCACACCACTTCGGTATGAGAAACTAACTCCAGGAGACTGGATCTATCCTTCGTACTCAATATATGCTCCCGTCTATACAGACGAAGCTGAGACGCTAATTTCTAGCGATTGGAGAGCCCCGGCAGTGATTAGCGATAATCAAAATGCCTGGGATTCCATACGAGGGGTAGGTGGGTATACAAAAATATCGATCTACACACTGCGGCGGGC